CTCGAGCAGTTCCCGGCCGTCGCTGTAGGTCCGGACAGCGGTGATCGATGACCCGCCGCCGTGGAAGTACGCCCGGGTGAAGTCGGTCCGGTCGGCGTAGTCGGCCAGCTGGGCATGGGTCATGAACCGCTGCGGGAGGGTCGCGGCCAACGACGCAGCCCAGGATTCGGTGAACCGCCCATCCTCGTCGCGGGGGTGTTCCGCCTCGTCCCAGACGCGGCTCATGGGAACATCCGCTCGGTCCCGGCAGCCCGCCGTGCGAGGTGTTCGAACCGGCGCATCATCAACGTGTACTGCTCGAGCATGTCTTCGTCGGCGAACCGTGGCCGCAGCGCTTCCAACCGGGCCCGCAGGACAGGGATGTCATCCGGGTGCAGCGGGTTCTTGTCCTGATAGGCGAGGGTCCCGCCGATCATACTGGCGTCGATCGCCACCCCCGACTCGTCGGCTATCTCCTCCGCACGTTGCAGCCACGCCCCGGTGAACCCACGGTACGCCATAAGCTCCACCGGGGCGGTGTACCGGCCTCCTTCTGGGGTGGCGATCTTGAACCCCGCCCCGGCGATCATCGTACGCTGGAACGTCTCGGAATGGTCGATCGGGATCGGCCGGCGCACCGTGCCCTGGTCGGACCGCCACGGGTGCGGGACGTCCAACTCGTTCGACAGGATCCAGTTCATCGAGTGCCGGTCGCGGTTCCCGACCAGGACATCCAGCAGCCCGATCCTGCGTCCGGCGTCGGTCTCGGAATACCAGTACCGGGCCTCGCCCCACTCGGTGGCGTCCTTCGACCCGGTGTGCACCGTCCCGAGGTCGCCGTTGACCCGGCCCATGATCACCGCGTGTTCCGGGTCGGTCGGGTCTTTCACCACTGCCGGCGCCATCGCCCCGACCACGTCCGACACCAACGACGACAGGTATTCGGCGGATGCTGCCCGTTTCCCGTCGTCGTCGTCGGAGAAGGTTTTGCGGATCGCCACCCCGCCGCCGTCGTAGTCCAGCTGCTGGGTCTGTGCCACCGACCCGCCAGAGATCCGGCCTTCCCGTTTGGGACGCAGCAACGCCAACCGGGCGATGTAGCCCCGGTCGGCCCAGGACGGGATCCCGCCGATCCGGGTGAACAGCTGGTCGGACCACATGGTGGCGGCGTTGCGTTCACGCCACCGTCCGCCCTGGCCCCTGCCTTCCGGGTCATCGGGCGATCCCCGGGGCCAACGCGGCTGGTCGCGGGGCGCCGGCACAGCTACGCTGCCAGGGTTTCGACGTACCCGTTGGACCAGCCACGGTGGTACCGGTCGAACTTGGCCTGGCGCTGCCCGGAGTCGGGGCCGAGGATATCCTCGGCGGCGGGTGTGGTGCCGACGATCTGCCCGTTGTTCTCGACCAGCTGCCCGAGTTCCTGCGGCTGTTCGCTGCCGCCGGGTTCGGGGATGGTCAGGATCCTCACCTTGCGCATTACTGGCCCCTGTCTGGGTTGCTGTCGGATTGGTACTGTGCGGTCAGGGCTTGGAGCTTCTCGTCAAGCAAATCAGCATAGTGCGGCGGTGCCGACACGTCTGCGTGGTGCTCGGCGAAGTCGCTGTCGCCCCCTGGGCCGGCGTGCGGGTCGGACGCTCCCTCGGCGGGTTCGATCCGATCCGCATAGCGCAGGTTCCACTCCGTGTGCAACTTCTGGGCGGTGTCTAGGTATTCCTGGCGGTTCATAGTTGGATGATTCCTCTCCAGCCCTGCCCGACGACCGGATGCCCAGCGGGGTGGTTGTACAGGGTCTTGTTCGAGTTGCCGTACCGTAGCAGGAACTCCTTGCCGAACCACATATCGATGGTGTCACCGCTGGGGGTGACCGGCGGTGCGCTGACCGGGTTGTATCCGATCCGCTCGTCCCACCCGATCATCGAGATCTCCAACGGGGTGATGTGTTCGCCCCGCGCTGCCCGCGCCCGCAGCTGCGCGATCTGCTGTTTCACCAGGTCAGTGACCGAACCGGACAGCGGGCCGGCATTGCTAGCCACCCCGTCCAGGTGGGTCAACATGGCGTTCATATCGTACCGCTCGGCGAAGTCGAACCCGGCCTTCGCCCAGGCATACCCGCCAACGTCGATGTCGGCGTCGACCGAGATCTGGGTGAACCCGTTCTTGCGGTATTCGGTCTTGACGTGCTCGAGCCACCGGGTGGAGAACCCGCCGCCCTGACTGTCCCCGAACAGCTTGAAATAGGCGTGATGCACTTCGTGCGGTTTGCTCGGACTGATGGTCCGGGTGAAGATCCCACGGCTGGACCCGTCCGGCCCGTAAATAGTGCCCTTGATCTCCAGTTCGCTGTTGTCGATCTGGACGCTTTCGACCTCGCTGCGGTACCCGGTGACCGGGTCGGTGTAGTCCCAGATCTGTACAGCCCGGTCGCGGTACGAGTCGGGCAGGTCGGGGATGTGGTAGTCCAGGTCGGGCCAATGCGAGATGGCGGACCGGAGTTCGGTGCTGCCGTACAGCTCGGGGATGTCTTCCTGGTCGAGTGCGTCGAAGTCCTCGTCGTCGCTATCGTCGTAGCCGTTCATGAACCGGGAGGAGTAGGCGGACCCACCATCGTCGTAGTCCTGGTGCGGTGGGACGTCGAAGTAGATGTCCCAGTCGGCCAGTTCGTTCACCAGATCGTCGACCGCCGAGTCGATCGACTCCTGGTCGGATTGGTTCGCGGTGGCGTCGTCGTAGATGTCGAGCTTGGCGCGCAGGCGGGCGTAACCTTCGTCGTCTGCGCGGTCTTCCGGGTCGACCTGCTCGAGCATTGTGTCGGCGATCACCGCGACATGCTGGTTGAACAGCCGCCGGTTCTCATTCCGGGTGCCGCTGCGGTTCGACCCGATCCGGGCGGTGATTGTGTGGTTCTCGGGAACGAACATGCGGCCGGTCGGTCCGTCGGTGGTGATCTCGTACAGCCCGTCGGTGGGGTAGCCGATGGAGATGACGTTACGCCACACACCCTCGGCGTCGCGGACCTGCAAAGGCATCTGATAGACGTCAACAGCCTGGCGGTAGAACCCGGGGCGTTGATGGCTGATGTGGGTGTCGGACCAGTTGGCGTTGTGGTGGTGGACAACGCCCCGCGCCACGCGCTGCGCGGCTTCTGCCTGCCGCTGCCGGCGGATGTGTTCGATCATCGTGGCGCGGTTTTCGGCGGTCAGCGACGTCGGCGGGGTGCCCATGCCGTATTCGATGGCGAGGTCGCGCAGGTCGCGGTCGTCCAGGGCCTCCAGCCCGTCGGACGACCCGCCGCCCATCAGCCGGTCAATGTGGGCCTGGTGTTGCCGGTCGAACGCAGTCACGCCGCGCGACGGTGGGTCGATGATCGAGGCACCATATATCCGCTCCAGCCGTTGCCGCAGCACCTCCGAGTTGCTGTCCGCCACCCCCTGCACATCAGTAACATCGGGGTGTTCGATGTCGGCGACCATCTGGTCCATGATCTCGTCGCGGTCCTGGCCGAGCCGCTGCCGCCGGTAGTTCGCCAGCCGGGCAGTGTACACGACCAGCCGGTTCCACGCGTCGCGGTCGGTGGCCGGTTGGCCGCCGAGGTCCAGCACCGGTTCGGCCTGCTGGCCGCCGAACGGCCCGCCGGGGTGTAGCCGCCATTCGACCTGGTCCTCCCGACCCCACCCGATCTCAGTCCCGGTCACCGACTCGATGAACCAGGTGTTCAGACCCTGCCGGGTCCCGGTGACCCGGTGCCATTCGCCGTCGCTGTCGCGGATCTCGTACATCCCCGGCGGGGCCAGGCCGATCATCCGGCCGACAGCCTCCGCCGAACCTCGACGGGTGTCACCGATCGCAAGCCGGATCGCTACCCGGTCGTCCGGGCCCATCGAGATCGGCTCGTCGTCACCCTCCAGATAGAACAGGTGGTCACCCTCAGGGGTGACATCGATGTTCTCAACCCGGGCCCAGCCGCGCCGGCCCAACATCTCCAACGGCCGACGGCTGTTGAACAGCCGCAGGGCTTGGCTGGCGGGCCGTTCCTGGTCTGCCAGATCGTCTGGCCGGGATGCCTCAAGCCGAGCCTGCATCACCGCAGTGCCCGGCGGTGATGCCGCCTCCTGGTTCATCTCGTGGTCCATGTATCGGCGTAGCGCGGCTGCCTCCCGATCGGCCTCCACCCGATGGCCGGTCCGCCCGATGTGCCGCTCGAGTGCTTCGATCCGGATCGCCAGAGCATCATCCGGGTCGCCGGTGTTCGCCTCGATGTTCGCCTGGGCTGTCCGGGCCAGGTCCAGGGCAGCGCTGTTACGTTGGTCCTGGTCCGCTGCTCGGGGTGCCTCCCGGGCCTCCACCCGCGCCGGCAGGGCACCCGCCCACTGCTCCGGGTAGTGCGAATCGATCCACTCCCGCAGCTGGTCGACCGCGACATCCTGCCCAGCCGGGTTGCCCTGGATCTCCGCAGCGTTGTGCTGCGCGATCAGCTGCGGCAGCTGCTCGTCGTGGTACCCGTCGCCCCGGTTCTCGCGGTTCTGCACCTGGGCGGCGTTGATCACAGCCAGGTTGTACGCCACCCTCGGGTGCCCCCCGGCCTGCCGCTGCGCGATCTGCCCTGCTGCGGTCTCGTACCACGGCCGGCTCGAGGCGCCTTGCAAACCGCCGACCAAATCGTCGACGTTCACCCCACCGATGTCGCCGGTGCCACGGAAACGCCCACCACCCGGCCCGTGCCCGTCCGGGCGGACCGGGGTGCCTTCGGGCCAGCGGGGTTGGTCGTCATCCCCGGGGTGCATCCCGTACCGGCGTCGTGCCATCTCGACTCCTCTATCGGCGTTTGCGGCGGGTGGCTGTGGCGGTGCGGATCTTGGTGGTCTTGATGCCGCGCCGTCTCGGTTCAGACCCGAGACCGGCACGGCTGCGGTTGCGCCAGTTCTTGTCCTCGCCGGCTGTGGTCACATACGGATCGCGGGACGCCATCGTCCGACGCGCGAAGCGGCCACGACGATCACGGACCCATTCATACTCCCGCCATGGCTTGCCCATTGCAGTAGACCTCCTCTGCTCCTTTAACGGCGGCGCGCGGCGCGGATACCGTACCGGGTGGCGGATGCCCGGCCCCGGACCCGGCCGTGCCGGCGCGGGACCGATCCCTGCAGTTCGCCGGTGCGGATCCGTTGGAGCCTCTTCTGCCGGGTCAGCCGGATCCCGGCGGCGATAGCGCGGCCCAACGCCCGAACGCCCTGGCCGACCTGCCGCCGGAAGGTCTTGTTCGCCTTGAATGCCATCAGTAGTCCTCCTCGCCGTCGAGCAGCCCCATCTCGTCGATGGCGTCAATCGTGTTCGGGAAGCTCCGGCCGGTCCGCCGTTGCAACTCCATCAGCGCGTCGTAGACACCCATGATCGAGTCGCCGTCCAGCAGCGAGATGTAGGAGGCAAGCCCCCAGTCCAGGTCCTCGTCGGTGATCGGGGCTTGCAGCCCCGCCCTGGCGAACTTGAGGTGATCCTGGGCGGCGTCGTCAATCGAGGCTTGGCTGATGTTGGGGACCAGTTCGGTCAGCAGCGCGGCATATTTGCTGCGGAATGCCGCCTCCGGGTTCAACGCCTCGAGCACAGCTTCGCGCCGTGCGGTCTCCTCCGGGGTCGGCTCGGGCCGTGCACTACCGCCAGTCCGGCCCCGGCCGATCGCGTCAGAGATCCGTTGGGCCCAACCGTGCCCGCCAACCCGCTCGACGAACCGCCCGTCGGCGGGGTTACGGGGATGGTCCTGTTCACGCCAATCACGGGCCATCGTCAGTCCCCTACAGGTATCGGGCGGACGATGATCTCGTCCGACGTATCGAGGTGCGGCAGGTGGTACCCGTCGGCGATCAGGTCGATCTCTTCTTCGTCCGGGTTGTCCTGGTAGATCTCTTCGATGGTGTGCCAGGTCCCGGTGTCGGGGTTGTAGATCTGGTATCCGCCGCCGGTCCAGGCGGGCAGGTTGTCCAACAGCCGGGCGCCGACGGTGGTCTTCTGCGGGTGGGTGTGCAGACCTTCCATCGTGGGTGGGTAGACCGCCGGGCGGCCCATCAACGGCGTCTCCAGGTAGTCGTCGACCCACTCACCCTCGAGGGTCCACCGCCCGTCAACCACATCGAAATCACTGCCGTCCCACCAGATACTCTCCCCGGCGTCGGGACTGTCGATCAGGTATTCCCAGGACAGGTCGGGCGGCTGGGACATGTCCACTTCGCGCAGGTCGGTGTGCCGCCAGCGGGCTTTGCCTGCGAGGCTGACCTCCTCGCCTGCGTCAAGCCCGATGATGTGGACGTCCTCGCCGCCGCCGATCTGGATCGTTGAGCCGAGCCGCCCCGCCTGTGCCTCGTCGCCCTGGATCCAGCCGTAGCTCTCGACAAAGAACTCCACCCCGTCGAACCTGCCGAACCCGTTCCCCTCGTCCAGATGCTCAGTCGCGTCGAACAGGTCGTCGATCTTGTCGACCCGCCCGTCAGCGGGGGTGTCGGCGGGCAACCCACCGCCGGGCTGCAGCCGGGGCAGGTTCGGGCTGGACGTTGCTCTGCCGACCGCCCCGGCGATCTGGTCGGAGATAGCCGTGGCCCACGACTCGGTGAACTGCCCATCGCGCGGGTCGCGGGGGTGTTTCCGCTCGTCCCACTTCATCGCGGACCCCCCCCGGCCTGCCCGGAGATCGGCCGGATCCGGATCCGCTCGTACCCACCACGGGGGTTGTCCGGCAGGACGATCTTCGACTCGTCGCCGGGCTCCCCAACCCAGATGTGGATCACGTCCTGCCCGGTCAGCTCGTCCTCCTCGTACTCCCCGCCCTGGTACACGCTCCATTGCCCGGTCTCAGGGTCCTGCACCTCGATGTTGCCGATGTAACGCCGGTCGTGGGCGAGCAGATCCTCCGGGTCCTCGTCACTCTCGAGCCCGGCGGCCATCCGCATCTCGAAGAACCGCTGCTCGTCGGTCGGCTCGCCGTGGTAGCTGATCAACACCTGGCTGTCGAAGCGCAGCAGGCTGCTGTAGCCGAGGTGTTCCAGCGTCACCCCCGCGCCTGGACCGGGGGCGATGAACGTCACCGGTTGCGGCTCGAGCCGCGAGTTCTCGGTGTCTCCCTGCGGGATGTAGTCGATCCGACCCTCGAGTGCCGCTGCATGTTGGGCAAGCTCCTCGCCGGTGATCTTGTAGGTCCCGTCGCCTTGCGGGACACCGACCCGGGGGGCCGGTTCAGGGTGGGGTTGAACCGGCTGGCCGGCTGGTTTGATCCGGACCTGGTTCCAGTAGATCTGCGCGGAGGTTGGGCCGCTGGACAGCGCCATCCCGTGCGCTGCGGCGACCCCGTGCGGGTCAACTCCGTGCAGCGGGTGCCATGCGCCAGTCCACCGGTCCTGGTAGTCGTACATCCCGGGGCGGATCGAGGCGCGGGCGGCGAGCATCTGCTCGGTGGTGACGGTCCGGGTGCCGTCGCCTCGGTCACGGCCCAGGTCGAGCAGTCGCCGTCCGATCTGCCCGGAGATCTGGTCGGCCCACGCGTGTCCGCCCGGCGGGGTGCCGGGTCGGGGTGCTCCGGCGAACCGGCCACCCCCGACGTTCCCGGAGGTTGGTGTACCGGCGGGCCATCGGGGGTGTTCGCGTTCGTTCCAGCGGCTCACGCGTGGCTCCTGCGGTCAGTAGCTGCTGCGTCGGCGTCCGCCACCACGGCGGGTCCGGGGTGCGGCTGTCCCGCCGCGCCAGTTCCCGCCGTGTGCGAGGGGTGCGCCGCTGTTGAGATACCCGATCGAGGTGTGGGCGTGGTGGCCTCGGGCGGTGTACTTACCGACCCGCCCGAGGGGTTTGACGGTGACTGCCATCGCATACTCCCATTCTACCAGAGTGACACCGTGCGTGTCACGCCTAGTCTCTCCGCCAGGTCGACTCCGGCGGACGAGCCGGCAGCCGACCAAGGTTAGTCAGCCCGCTGCGGACCAGATATCGGCGCAGATTCTCCGACGCATGCTGCAACGCCGTCCAGTTGTCCGGCCGGTCCATCACCACGTCAGCCAGCCGGTTAATCAGGTCCTCCAACCCAGCATCCGGTTCGACAATGGCCTCACGGGCGCCGGTCATGTCAGCAATCTCGCCACGATGTGCGAAGACCCCGTTCTGGACGTCCTCGGCCAGCTCGAACAGATCGTCGACATAGGTCGTGATGATCTGTCTCTTCGAAGCGTTCCTTTCTTCGGTCTCCTGCCGGCGGGTCAGGTCGGCCAGTTCTTCATCCAGCCGGTCCCCCGGCGGGCGGTAGACGCCCTCCCGGTCCCGCTCGTAGTGTTCGGTGGCAGCCCGGCGGATCGCCTGTCCGAGGTCCTCGTTGGAGGCGTCGGCGGGCAGTCCATATCGACGGCGAGCCTCGGCCAGGTCGGGGCCGCTGTAGGTCGGCTGGGTTTCGCCTCGACGGCGGCGGCCTATGGCGTCGGAGATACGCCGCGCCCACCCCATGCCGCCGATCTTGTCCCGGAACCTGCCGTCGTCCGGGTTGCGGGGGTGGTCCTTCTCGTTCCAGCGGCGCATCGCCGTCTCCTTAGCAGTTCCCGCCGTGGGCCATCGGGTTCGACCCGTCGCGGGTCATCTTCGACCCGCCGGTCCGGCGCGGCGGCAGCGTCTTGACGCCCTTACGCTTCGCGGCGGTTGTCTGGCGGCTACGGCCGGTGCTGTTACGGCCCGGCACCTGCCGGGGTGCTCCATAGGTTGCCATCGTTCCTCCTGTTCAGTAGTCCATCAGCGTTCGGCGGACTGTCAACTCCGACGACGCCTCGATCTCCGGGAAGTGCAGATCCCCCGCGATCAGCTCGAACAGATCCGAGTCTTCAAGCTCCGGGTAGACCTGGTACACCTCCTCCAGGGTGTGCCACTGCCCGTCCTCGCCGAGCATCTGGTACCCGCCCTGCAAGTACGACGGCTGGTCGACCACGTCCTGCAAGTAGATGGTCCGGATCATCCCGTTGAACGCGTGATCCTCCGCAGTGAACCCGAAGGCGGCAGGCCGAACATCGAAGTTCGTCGGCGGGTAGTGCGGACGATATGGGATGTCCTGTTCGCCGAACGGCGTATCGAACGCCTCCCACAGTCCTGTCTCGGGGTCGACATCGACCCGGCTGCCCGGCATCCAGGTTGTGAGGCCCTGCTCCTCATCCTCGAGCAGGTACTCCTGGGTCGGGTTGGGTCGGTTTCCCCGCTGGGCAGCTTTACCGGTTGCGCCAAGCTTGCGGCGGATGTGCACCGGCGCGGACGGGGTCCAGTGCAGGTCCCGTCCATAGCCCTCCGGGTCGTCCAGGTACAGCCCGCTATCGTTGACGTAACGTGCGTTCGCCCCGTCCTCCCAGGTCCCCTGGTTGGGGTGCCAGATCTCGAACCGGCTGAGGCCGAACTTAGCGGTTGGGCCTCGGTCGTCGAACCACCGATCGCGCCAGCCGACCTCGGCGGCCTGCATCTTGTACCCGTCCGCCGGGAAGTCCGGCAAGCGGCGCAGCCGAGCATCGAGCCGGTCAGTCCAACGGCCTTCAGTGTCGCGCGGGTGTGCCCGCTCGTCGTCCGGTCCCCACGTCACAGGTCACCTGCCAACCCGGACCGGCGGCGGCGGAGGCGGCATCGGCGGCAACGGCCGATCCGGCGGCGGCGGGATCGGCTTACCCTCCGGGTCGAACTGCGGCTGCGCAGGCGCCGACGCGATATGTTCAGCCATCTGCTGGCCCCGGGCATCCTTCTGCATCTGCTCCGCCATCTGCTGCATCTGCGGGTGCAACGCGACCGGTTTCGCCAGCCTCGGCAGGTTCTCCCCAACCGCCCCGATGATCCGGGCAATGATATCGCCGGCCTGCTCCGGAGAGACCATCCCAACCGCGACACCGGCCGACATCGCCTGGATCGCGGTCCCGATCGAGTTCAACAACGCCACCCGCCGGACCAGGTCCGCGCCGGTCTCATCCACCAGCCAGATGTCGACTTCATCCTCCGGGTAGCCGGCTTCGATCAACGCCTGCCGGACCGGGACACCGTTGCCGATCTTCGCCTGGATGATGTTCCAGTCCTCGAGCCCGACCGCGACCTGCAGCGGCTTCCACTTGACGTCGACCGTCACATCGGTCACACCCAAAAGCTGCAGTGCGAACTCGTACGCATCCTCCACCACCGGCCCGTACGAATCCTGCCGCGACCCGGCCTTCTCGTACAACGGTTCGTTGGCGGCCTTCCGCGACTCCCCCGACGGCGGGGTGGAATAGCCGACGAACCGGTCCAGCGGGATCCCGCACAGTTCGGAGATCGATTTGATGTACCGGTCCAGCGGCGCCATGAACACCTGCGGGTCGGCGGCCTGGAACTGCCCGACCGCGCTGGCGAACATCTTCCACACTGCTGCCGGGTCGGCCCGGAACGGGCTGCGTCCGCTGCCTTCCGGGTCGTCCCCGTCATCCTCGGGGTTGTCCGGGCCGATCAGGTTCATCATCGGGTCGTCGGCTTTGGGGTCGATCAGGAAGTACCGCTGGGGCCAGCCCTGGAAGTCGATCGTCGCCGCGTGGGTGTTGACCAGTTTGTTGATCAGCCGCTGCGGCCCGTACGCTGCCCGGTGCTCGGGTACGCCGTAAGGGCGGGCGTTGCGCAGGTGGAAGAACGGGATCTCACCGGTCGGGTTGTCCAACGGCCACTGCTCGTCGTCTTCGACGTAGTGTTCCCAGTCTTCGCGGCGGGCCTGGTCGCCCTGCAGCTTGACCACCCAACGTTCGATCCGGTCCGGGAAGTACAGCGTGGCGCGGAGACGGTCGGTGTCGTTGGCCTCGTCGTACCATTCCCACGATTTCAGGACGTGGGTCATCCGCAGCGGGTTCTCGGTATCGTAGAACGCCCGGGTGGTGTACGGGCTGTTGACGAACATGTCGACACCGACGATCCGAGTGGGTTGGTCCGGCTCGAGCGGTGAGGCTTCTTCGTAGCCTTCCGGGTCGGCCACGACCGGCCAGACGAACAGGTATCCTTCGCCGTATTTGGAGCAGGTTTTCATCAGCTCCGGTTCTTCAGCGTCGAGCTGGTTGCGTTTGCGGATCTCGTCCAGCAGTTCCTGTGCGTGGCTGGTGATCTCCTTCTGCTCGTCCACTTCCGGGTCGTCTTCGATGTCGCGGTCGGCGGCGCCGATCTCCCGGTCGGGGTCGTGGCTGTGGTCCTCGGCCGTGTCCCCAGCGGACACGGTGATCGCACGGATCTGCAGCTTCTCGGCGATGGTGTCGACTGGGACTTTCGCGTAGTTCAGGTCTTCGATGTTGTTCACACCGGATTGGGCCAAAAGCCGGGCGATCGCGTCGGAGACGTGTAGTTCTTCGACGGTCCCGTCGTACATCTCGTCCGCTAGGGCGTAGGCGGGGCGGGCGGCGTCCAGTTCGGCGAGGCTGCGCATCAACAGCCCGGTGGCGCCGGTGTCCAGGTTCTGCCCGTCGCCGTCGCTGTCGGGGGTGACGGTGATCTCGACCGGGTTGCCTGGGTTGACCAGCGCGGGGGTGCCGTAGGCGGCGGTGGTCATGGTGCCGACCTGCAGTTGGGCGGCGTGGGCCGGGGTGAGCGCTCTGGTCAACGCCGGCCCCCTCTCTGTCGGTTACGACCAGGATACCAGGGGTCCCGGTATCAGACCGGGAAGAACGTCTGGCCTTTCTTCGGCGGCTTCCCCAGGACACGCAGACACACCGACCCAACCGCGTCCACCATGTCGTCCTTACCCCGGGGGAACGACGCCATCTGCTGCTCCAACGCAACCACCGCCCCCGGCTCGGGGTGCAACACCCGGGGCGGGTTGTGTTGGTACAGCTCCAGCAGATTCGCCGCCCGGACCTCCTTCTTCTCCTCCGACCACACCACGATCACCCGGACCGGCATGTCATGCAGGATCGCATGCCAGTTCTCCCCGCCCTGGTTCCCCTCGACAATGATCGCCCTGACCCTCGGGAACCGCTGCAGGACCTTCAACAGGTACCGCCGCAAGCCCTCCCCGACCAGCTTCACCTCCGCCGCGAACTCCACCAGACACCGGCTCGGGACCTTCACCGGCAGCCGACGCGGCTCCTCCGACGGGATCACATAGCCAGGGGCATAAGAGATGACCGCCACCCCGGCCGGATCGGATCGGGTTTTCGTGGTGATCGTCGGGTCTAGCGCGAGAAACCACCGGGTCGGGTTGCCCAGTTCGCCGTAGGTGAAGTCTTCCAACGTCCAATACCCGCCCTCGGTGCCCATCGGGTCGTTGGCGAAGTTCTTCAAGTATGACCGGGTCCGGCGGATCGAGACCAGGAACGGCAGGGGCCACTTGGCGGGCCAGATGCTGCGTTCGGTCCCGTCGTCGCGTAGGCAGATCGGCAGCGCGTGGTGCGGGGCGAAGTTCTCCTCCCCGACCCAGGCTTCGACCTCGGTGTCGCCCCTCGCAACTGCGACCAGCTGGTGCACGATCGACCCGGGCATGGTGACGGTGCCGACCAGGACGACATGGGCGCGGAGGTTCATCGGCAGGATCGCCTCGATGATGGTCCCGCGTCGTTTCTCCATCTGGTACTGGCTGTAGCTGGCCTCGTCAGGTTCGACGTCGTCCAGCAGGATCAGATCGGGTCGGGTGTCTTTCTCCTTCAACCCGAGGTTCGCCGCGTCCACCCCACGGGCGGCGAACGCAAACCCGCCCCGGGTCCGCAGCATCTGGATGTTGTCGGCGGTGGTTTTCCCGTTCGGCTTCCGGGCGGGGGTGCACAGGTCGGGGTAGTCCTGCCGCAGCCGATCGTTCTCGGCCAGTTCCGAGCGGAACGCGTGCAGATGGGTTTCGGATTGGGTGCCGGAGTGGGCAAACGCGGCGGCGAACTTGATGTGCCCGTGCGCGGCGGCCCACATCGGCAGCAGCAGGAACCACCACGTACTCTTACCGGTGTCGCGGGGGGCGACGTAGGCGTGCCGGTCTTGTTTCAACCCGGCCGGGACGATCCAGTGCCGTGCCCGGTTGGCCCATTCGAAATGCGGGTCGGCGAACGAGATCCGCCCGTCAGTGCGGATGTGGTGCGGGAAGTAGACGATCGCGAACAGGATAGGGTCGTACCGGGTGATCTCGCGTCGTCCCCGGCTGTGGGTGAACAGCCTGGGGTCGAACTGGGCCAGATACCCGTACAGGTCGAAGTTCTCGGCGTTGACCTCGGGGTGATACGGGTCGGTGATCCAGGGCGGCGGCGGGGCGTCCAGGTCAAGCTCGAGTCCGCCCGGCAGGACGGCAGTCACGGACGGTCCTCAACACCAGGCCAATACCCGAACTCCGTGAAGTCGTTCCCACCCCAGTACACGTCCCGGACCGGGACCTGCATCGAGATGACCGGCCAGTCCTGGGCGGGATCATGGGCGTGTCTACCGTGGGTCGCGGCGTAGGCCCGGCTGATGCTGACCCAGTCGCCAGGGTTGATCGCTCCCGCCTCGGGCGGTGCAGCCCGGTAGATGGTGATCGTAGCGTCGGGGCGGCCCCGGACGGCGCGCATCGCGCGGACTGCTTCCCGCCAACCTTCGGTTTCCCTAGACAGATAGTATTCGGGGTGTTCGTACACGTCGGGCATGTCGGCTTCGAGGTCGTCCAGCCGCATCACGGTATCGGCCCCACGGGGGTCGGGCGGTTGGTGTATCCCCCGGTAGTCCGGCTGATCGACGTGGCCGGGCAGCCGCGCCGACAGCTTCTCAGCCCAGCGTCCCGGGCCGGGTCCCTGCCGCTGCCACGGCGTACCCTTAGGCCACCGGGGCTGCCGTGTCGTCACCGCCACCTGCCTGCGCCAACAGCTGTTCCCGGGTGGTCGCGTTGCGGGCCTGCGCCTCCCGGATCAGCTCGTCCAACTCCAGATCGGCCTGCGTGACCTCGGTGCTGCGGATGTTCAGCTCCACCGGGGCATCCAGCCCGAGCAGTCCAGCCCGGCGGGCCGACGCCCGGAGCAGCCGGTCGACCGCCTTCAACGCCAGTTCAGTCCCCGGGTGGGCCTCGATGATCGCGGTCGCGGTCCGGACGGCCAGGTCCAGCCGTTCCTCTTCCAACGCGCGCAGCTTCGGGATAGTCTCCGCGTCACGTTCGCGCAGCACCTTGTCGATGTCTTCGCGGACGGTGCGGGGGTTGACCCCAGTGGCTTCGGAGATCTTGTTCAGGGTCATCCCTTGGACGCGCAGTTCGACCGCTTTGATCCGGCGGGCGATCAGGCTGTCGCGGTTGGGGCTGACCCGGATCCCGGTCGGGTTGCCGCTTGGTCTTTTACCGTAGGCGGGTTTGGTCATCTCGACTCTCCCTCGGCCGGGTCATCGCGACCCTGGCAATCTCGATGGTAGCACGTACAATGAACGCATGGCACAGCCTGGCGGTGTTGGGGTTGGCGATCTTGGCGTTTGTCCTCGGGCGTTT